AGCAGATCCAGGCTGCGATCAAAGAGGAGAAGGAGTATATCGACAAGATCACAGGTTCGGGATCGGTCGAGGGCGGCGGGATGGTAAGGATCGGCAGCGAAGAACCCGAGAAGATACAGGCGGCAATGGACATGCTCTTCGGCGTCGAAGTCGACGAAAGGCTCAGAAATGTAACTCCCATGAGGTCCCTCCGGGCGGCCTATGAGCAGATCACCGGTGACCATGATGTTACGGGCCGAGTGAGCAGGGAAGGCCAGAAGATCGGCGAACAACTCATGTCAATGATGCGCCTCCCGGCGGCATACAGCTCATCGAGCTTCACGTATGTGCTCGGCAACACGCTGTACCGCCGCATGGTCCAGGATTACAAGGCCATCGATTTCAAAGAAGATGTGCTCATCAGCTACGAACGGAACGCTCGCGATTTCCGGACAATGGAATCGGTCCTGGTGGGCTACTTCGGGGATCTGCCTGACGTGGACCCCGAAACCGCAGATTACGCCGAGATCGCGATGCCGACCGATGCAGAGATCTCATACGCGGTGAACCAGAAAGGGGTCATCCTGACGGTCACCCGCAAGGTCGTCATGAACGACGATATAAAGAGCGTCCAAACGCTCGTTTCCCGGCTCACCCGGGCGGCACGGAGGACCAAGGCACAGCGCGTCTGGAACAAGATCATCAACAATGCCACATGGGACGGCGATTCCAAGGCGATCTTTCACAGCGACCACGCCAACCTCGGCGCGGTGACGCTCACCAATGACGCAACCGGCGTGACGACGCTCTATAACAGGCTTACCGCCATGTTCAATCAGACCGAACAGGATTCCAGCAAGAAGCTCGCGCTCCGTCCGCTTTACGAATGGATACCCATCGAGCTGGAATCAATAGCATATGGCCTGAACTCGCCATGGCCCGGTGTAGCAGGCGGCAACCCGCACGCGGGAAGGTTCGGGGCAAACCATGAGCGGATCATCACATTGCCGCTCACGACCGACACCAACGACTGGGGGCTCATCGCCGACAAAAACGAGGTGGAGATCATGGAGATTGCCTATCTCAACGGGCAGAAAGAGCCGGAGCTTTTTGTTGCCGACAACCCCCTCGTGGGGCAGATGTTCGTGGCGGACAAGATCCAGTACAAGATGCGGCATGAATATGAGGTCGAAGTGATCGACTACCGCGGCCTCGACAAGTCGGTTGTGTAAAATCAGCATGGGGGATGAGCTGCGGCCAGGGGTTATCCCCCCGGCCCTTCTCTCTCCAGTGCATAAAAAAAGGAGGTTATCCAATGAAAAGATTTAAGGCAAGTTTGATAATAATGATATTCCTGGCGGTGCTCGCCTTTAGCATACCGGCACAGGCGGGAACCGATAACCCGTCGACGGGCAGCACAGGATATGAGACATGGGTGTTCACTTTGCCCGGGGCGAACACATCGACAATAACGCCGATTAAATTCACTGCGCCCTGGCCTTACAGGGTGCTCTCCGTATCGGCATATGCCCGCTCTGTCTCCGGTACGTCGGACGTCGCGAGCCAGACAATTGACGTCAAGCAGGGGACAACATCGCTCCTGTCTGCTCCCATACAGCTCATAAGCAGCGCAACGCACTATGCGGGTACCCTCGCCACATCACCGTCGGTCACCGATGAAGCCGCGGTCAGCGTGATCCTCAACATGACAGGCACGAACCCGTCCGTCAGTGATGTGACCGTCGTGATCGGTGTAAAGAGACAGTAGATGGGCACAAGGCAAAAAATAGGGCAATGGGGGAGAAAAATCTCCCCCCTGCCCGTTGTTTTCATGCACCGGCTGCGGCCAGGCAGGGTTATCAACACCCTTACTGTGCTGGCGATATTCGCAGGGATCACCTTTTTCGCGTCAAGCCCGAGTCCGCGCCTCGACCGATATATGGCGCTAACCTATGGCATTGTCGCGGCATTGGGGGTACAGATAACCAGGAGATCGATCCCGGCAGGTCTGTTTCTTGTCTGGACCGCCTTCATCTTCTGGGTACACCCTATGACGCCCATCCTTGCCGTGCTGGCTGCCGTGCTGTACGCCGGCGGGATACTTTTCCTGTCGAGGTCTGCTGTCCCTGCGCGATGGATATACAACTTTATATGTTGCTATACAATCTGGAACGTATTCTGGCAGCTTCTCCAGATACTGGGGCTGGCAACGCAATATGGCGGTTTTTTTACTGCCGCATCATCGTTATCCCCTACCATCTTCCCCGGTCTGCAAACCAATATCGGGGAGACATCGGCCCTATATGCTGTATGCCTTCCTGCGTTCTTTCGCCGCAGGTGGGCATGGCTGTTGCCTGTGCCCTTAGCCGGCCTTGTCTTCGTCCGCGAGTCGGTGGGCATCACGGCGGCCGCGATTGCAGGCGTGGCATATTTTATAATGGGGATCCCAGGGCAGAAAAAGCTCCTCGCCACAGTGTCTGCTATTTTAATCCTTGTCTGTGGTATCGGCTATGCCGCATTTATAGATCCCTTCAGCTTCGAAAGTTTCAAACAATCCAGGCTGCAAACCTGGAAAGAGAGCGTATTTATCGCCATGCAAAAACCATGGTTCGGCTGGGGATACGGCCAGTTCCATGCCGTCGTACCGCTCCTCTCCACGCCGACGCAGCTCCTCGTAGATGACCGCAAAAGGCTTTACAATGAGGTGGAAGACAAAAGAGCGCTCCTCGCAACGGCATACAAGATCACCGGCACAACATCCCCCGAAGGTGTGGCGGCCTATTATACAAACAAAAAATACCCGCAATCATTTTATTTCGAGGCCCACAACGAATATGTCGAAGCGCTTTTCGCGGCGGGTATCCCGGCGCTGCTGCTCTTGGTGTGGGCGATGATAGACGCAGTGCGATTATCAGGATTTTTCAGGTTCGGTAAAAAACCCTCACCCGAGTCGCTGGGCATTATTGCCTCCTGCGCGGGGGCAATGGTGTGGTTCGTCTGGCAGACCGTCCCCATCGCGGTGGTGACGGTTGCCTGGGCCGGGCTGTGTATGGCAAAACAGGAGGAGATATAATGAGCACTCTTGCCGATATCCTGGCCGAGGTGATCGCGATCGTAAAGGACGATTCGGGAAAGCTCACAAACCCGGATGATTACGAAACCGGCATCAACGCGGCGCTCATGGAATATTCCCGCATCAAGCCGCTTCCCGTCATCGACGACATATACGGCGACGGCACGAGCCAGGTGAACCTCCCAACCGGCTGGACCCCGGAGTTCTCCGTTGTCAGGTCTATCGAATACCCGATAGGGGATTTCCCGCCGACAGTACTCGACGAAGAGGACTATTACATCACGGACCGCAGCGGGATAATGACGCTCAATTTCACGCTGGCCGCAACGGATCGTGTGCGCGTCACCTACACGATGCTCCGCACGGCCGACGACATCCCGGATATAGATCTCCATGCGATCTGTCAGCTCGCAGCAGCTCACAGCCTTGAAACCCTTGCAAATGCCTATACGCAGACCGGCGACTCGACGATCAATGCCGACGTGGTCAACTACCGCACAAAATCGGGAGAATTCGCGGCGCGGGCAAAGCAGCTCCGGAAGCTGTACAAGGAACATATGGGGATAAAGGATGACGATACCACGCCCGCGGCCACGGTCGTTACCGACCTGGGGATGAACTATCCCGGCGGCAGCGATCGCCTCACCCACCCCAGGTGGGCAAGGAAAAACCGGTGAGGAGACATGGAAAATAAGATAGTCGTTTCGGGACCCATCTTTGACGGCAGCGCGCCCGGGATCATCAACCAGGGGTTGATCGCTGCCATGTACGAGGCGACGATGTTCCTGGAGCGCAAGGTAAAAGAACGCGCTCCCGTTGGTGTGGGCGGCGCGAAAGGCGGCCTCCTCTCCACGATCCATAGCGAGGTTCAAAAGGGGGATTCGGTAGCAAAGGGAATTGTGGCGGCATCGAGCAAATACGGCGAGGTCGTCGAGAAAGGCAGGACGCCCGGTAAGACATGGCCGCCGGAAGGGTCGCTTATCCGCTGGATAGAGCTGAAGCTCGGCAAGCACGGCACAGAGGCAAAAAGCCTGGAATTCGTGATCCGCCGGAAGATAGGCAGGAAGGGCTTTACGGGGGCGTACATGTTCGGCAGGGCGTTTGAATCCCACTGGCCGGATGTTGCGCGCATCTTTAACCGCGCCGGGTATACCATATCAAGGGGGTTGTCCGGTGCCAAGTAATTACGCATCGATCATTGCCGATATCAAATCAAAACTGGAAGCCGTCACCAATATTGGTGTCGTACATGATTATTACCGCTACGCCGCCAACCCTTCGACCTTTATTACATTATTCAGCTACACCCCAACAGGCGGAAGCAAACATATAAGGGGTTGGGAGATCACCCGTATCAGGGCACCCGAGCATAAGCGCGGGGCATTTTTCAGACATCATGTATTCAAGCTCACAGGGTATCTCAGCCTGAAAGACGCCAATGCGACGGACAAAACATTCCAGGCACTTATTGATGATATCTGTGAAAAATTCAGGACAGCCGCTGACGGGGCCACCTGGTACTATCTGGATGGCGACAATGGTGATAATGCCCCCTGCCAGGTTGAGATCATCGAACCCCGGATATTCGGAGAAATACTCTGCCATTATGCAGAGATCATTTTGCACGTGACGGAGCGAATAGCGCCATAGAAGGAGGTAGAAATGGACAGACCATCGGGAGCATACATACAGGACCCAAAGACCGGCGCCATCACGCCGGATCTTTCCGACGAGGCGATGAAAAACCGGCAGCCAGCTACCGATCAACCGGAGCAGCCCGGGGAAGAGCAGGAAGGGCCGGATCAACCGGATAAAAGGAAAAGGAGGTAAGCGATGTTAAAGACGCGTGCGGTCATACTGGCAAAGGTAGAGGGCACCTACGGGGTTGACCCGACGCCCTCGGCGGCGGCAAACTCGATCCTCTGTGAGTCCCCTGAGCTCGAGGTGGTACAGAAGTTCCTGGAGCGGAAGAACACCCGGACCTATTACGGCAACGTGGCAGGCGTCTCGATCGGCGAGGCGGTCAAGATCAAGTTCGCAACCGAGCTGAAAGGCTCCGGGACAGCGGGGACCGCCCCCGAGATCGACCCCCTCTTCCGCGCCTGCAACTACACGAAGACGAACACGCCCGGGACAAAGGACGACTATGACCCGAACAGCAACCAGTCCACCGGCGAGAGCGCCACGATCTATTTCTACCAGCACGATATCGTCCACAAGATCTCCGGCTGCCGCGGGACCTTCACCGTAGACCTTACCGCCGGAGAGTATGGCAAGATCAACTGGGAGTTCACCGGCATCTACACTGCCGCGGCGGACGGCTCGATCCCCGCGATCACCGTCAACGCGACCGTCCCGCCCCGCTTCCTCTCGGCATCCTTCGCCATAGACTCATACGCGGCGATTATCGAGAAGATGAAGATCGACGCGGGTAACGAGATCGGGAGGCGCCCCAGCGCGAACGCCGCGACAGGGATCCTTGAGTACTTCGTGAAGGAGCGGAAGATCACCTGTGAGATCGACCCCGAGGTCGTCGCCCTGGCGACAAAGAGCTTCTGGGGGCTGTGGGCCGGGAACACGCTCGTTGCGTTCACGGCAACGGTCGGCTCCGCTGCGGGAAACCGCTGCGTCATAACGGCCCCGAAAGTGCAGATCGCGGACGTGAAATACGGGGAACGGGAGAGCCTTCTCACCAACGCGCTGAAGCTCAACTTCACCCCTAACGCCGGCAACGACGAGATAAAGTTCAGCTTCACGTAAGAGAATACGGCGGAGAGCAGATGATTAAAACTCTCAGCTCTCCGCTAATCATAAAAGGAGGTTTTATGCGAGACTTGAAACAAAACGATCAAAATAAAATAACCTTTGAGGATCCTATATCCGGGTCGGAAGTAACAATGTTCTATCGGCTGCCGACCACATCCGACAGGGTAGAATTTGAGGCAGCATCTTACCAGCGCGAAGGCGATAAAATGATCGACAATACCCCACAAGCGAGAATTGATTCTGCTTTGAAAATTCTGACAGGGTTTTCAGAAGGATCATTCGGCTATGGTGGCCAGCCGATCTCATCGGATCCGTCCAGTCCACATTACCGTGAAGACTGGAAGGATCTTATCAGAGAAACTGCTTCAGATCTTTTGAGCGCCTTAAGCCTTAAAGTGTTTATGGGATTGCGGGTTATCCAGGGGCCCAAGGAGGGCAAGGATATACTCCCTTTCGCGTAGAATTTGACAAGCTGCGGGAGCAATGCACACCGGAGAAAAAAAAGAAATGCGCGGCAGGATGCGGACAGAATCTGGATCAGGTATGTGCAACATGCGAACTGAGGGGCCCATATCAACCGACACAATGGTTCCGGCACATTTACTACCTGTATATGTTAATGCAGGCAGGATATCCCTTTGCTGCGAACGATCTCACCGTCGAGGAATGGATGGATATCGCCGCCATGAAGATGGAAATAGAATCAGACAAGGATAGAACGATAATGACCATAATGGCAGGAAAACGTCATGCCTAACGAGAACAGGATACAAATCATCCTTACCACCGATGCATCCGGCGCCGTGACCGGCATCAAGCTTGCCGGGGAAGCCACTCAGAAGCTCGAAAACACGACAAAGGCATCATCGTCAGGAATACAGGCCGCTTGGAACGCCATGTCCGTCAAAGTAGCGAGCTGGATGTATGTCATCGAGAAGGCCAAGGGATACTGGGACGCCTTTATGCAGTCGGTGACCCTTGGAGCCAAGGCCATGCAGGCGGAAGAGTCCTTCCGGATCGCCGCCGATGCGGCAAATATCAACGCCGACCGGATGATCGCCGCGATGCGCCGGGCCTCAGCCGGAACTATCGATGAATCGGATATCATGCAGAAGGCCGTTAAGGGCATAGTACAGGACCTCAATGAGAATCAGCTTGTATCGATCATGGAGGCCGCCCGGGTCTCCGCGAGAATCGCCGGCGAAGATGTCCGGGCGGCATATGAAACCATCACCGACGCTATAGCAAATAATATGCCCCGCGCGCTCAGGAAATATGGCCTACTTGCCAAGGAAGACATATCCCTGGTTAATGCGGCTCTGGCCGCTGGCGTCGATGATGTGAGGATATATGATCTTGCAATGGCGAACGCCGCGAAACAGGCGGCCATAGCCGGCAAAGAAGAGCAATCCCTCGCGGAGAAGATACAGGAACATAACGCCAATATGCAAAACATCATGGAGCAGTTCGGAAAATATTCAGCTGTGATATGGGACTTTCTTCGCGGTCCGGGTAAAGAATATAAAGACTGGTGGACCGACCTTGCTGAATCGGGACAACTGGGAGACACCAATGAGTTTATCAACGCCTCTGACATCATGGGACAAGTTCCCAAGAATAAGGCAGCTGAAATAGCCTATGCAGAACGGCAAAAACAGTTGATCGTCGAACAGACAAAGGCCGCAATCGAAGCAAAAAAGAACGCAGAAAAGGCACTCGCCGCGGCAGATGCATACGCCGATTGGGCCGTCCAGGTGGCGAATCTCAACCCCCTCTTAACTGAGGAAACAAAAAGGCTGGCCGAGGTCAACCGCCAGGCAGAATCATTAATAAAAAAGGGTGTTGCAAGAGCTAAGGTCGAAGAAACACTCGCTCTCGCTGAATATTATATCAAACAGAAAGAGGTCATCGAAGCAGAAAAGGAGCTTGCTGACTGGCAGAAAGAGATGTATCGCATGGCGGAGGAAGAGCTGGCATACTTTACTGCTATGCAGGGCACGGAGCTTGACAAGCAGATAGCGCAGATCGACGCCGCTGCCGCGAAGATCGGGGCAAATCTCGGGAAGCTCGGCCTCGATACCGAGGAATTTGAGACGCGATGGGCCGAGGTCGCCCGCGTAAATGAGATCGTAAAACAGACCGCCCGCGATGAAAGCCATAAGAAAATATTGCAGCAGCTCAAAGAGCAGGGCGAGCAATATCAAGCCCTTTTTGACCAGCAGCGGCAATATCAGATATCGAACTATAACGATATCTGGTCGAGCCTTTCAGGGACTGCCGGCCAGTCCGGCGACTATGCAACCGGGGCAAACATGATCACATCGTCAATGAAGGGTATTACGGACGTCATGACCGGCCAGGATAAATACAGCCAGGAATATGAACGTGCACGAGAACATTATAACCAGATGCGCGAGCTGTACCAGCAAAATGTGAATGATTATGGAGGCAGCGAGGCGGCAGCCTGGGAGCTGAGCGAGGCCTATCAGCAAATGATTATTGCAAGAGATCAGCAGACAGCATCCATGCGTATGCAGACAACGCAGAGCATGTTTGGTACCATGGCCGGCCTGGCACAGGCGTTCTACACAGCTGGCGGGAAACAGAGCCAGGCTGCATTCAACCTTTACAAGGCATTTGCCATCGCCGAAGCCACTATTGCCGGGTACAAAGCCACGATAAATGCATATGAATTCGGGACCAAATTCGGCGGGCCTGTAGTAGGCGCCATAATGGCAGCGACCGCTGCTGCCACCGCGGCGATGTATATCGCATCGATCGCCAGCCAGACCATGTCATCAATCGCAACGCCCACAGTTACATCGAGCGGAGGCACCTCGTCGATCTCCACGACAGCGGCAACCTCTGCAACGGAACAAAAGACGGAGACACGGCCTATCGTCGTGAATTTTCACAATTATGGTTTTATATCGGACGGCGCGGCCGATGAGCTCGCCAGAGAGCTTGTCCCGAAACTGCAGAAGGCGGTAAACGATGGAGCTCACTGACGATGAATCCTATAATCCTCTACGATAACCGCTTCGAGGACGGCGCTCTCTCAGCCACGGACACGGAGAGCGGCTTCGACGTCAACAATATAAAGGACCTCAGACCTCACAGATTTTGGAAGGCCGCCAGCCCCGGCACGAAGTACATCACCGAGGCGCCATTCGCCAAAGGGACCTTAACTAAAGCAGAAACGGGTCTTTGCCTCGCTGACGGATATGCAGGGGCATATCTTCCGTCTTCCCTCGATTTAACGCCCTATATCGGTGATAGAATCGTGGTAAACGATTCCACCCTTAAAAAAACGATCGGATATATAAAATCAGTAGGTCACAAGGCGGTGAGGACGATCGGCAATAGTCCCACTGCGATTCCAGATAATGACAATCTTGACAACCCGACGAATAACTTTACTATTTCATGGGAAGGTAACCTCGACGATTGGATATATGCATCGTCGTACGATAACTTTGTTTTCCGTAAATTTGATGGAGTGCCGGGGGCATATACTGGAATATATTTCTATCCGTTTTACAACGGCAAGATGCGTATTACACTTCTGCGAAACGATGCAGGGACAACGTATTATTCTACCAGCATCAACATCTTTGCCGATGGGACAAAGCATGTCCTGACATGTGTTGTGGTAAGGGAAACGGCAACCGCAGACGGAAGCATAACTTTCTACGTTGATAAAGTACAATTCGGCGATGTAGTATCGATCCCGGCAGCCGCAACCGTAACATTGGCAAATGCTAACCCTGCTTGGCTGATGTACTCAGTAGGCGGTACGGCATATAAACCTATGACCAACAGACACTTGACAATGTGGAACCGTGCATTGTCAGCCGCTCAGGTCGCTGATTTCGTTGATAACGGTGTAGCCGAAGCCGATCAGTACGGCAGCCAGACTAATCTTATCACCGCATCGAACGATAGGGATTTCGCATCGGGGACTATCGGTAATTGGGTAGTAAATACAGACGGCAACGGGACGTGTGCTTATGATGCAGGTCCGGCCGGCACAGAAAAGTGTGCAAAGGTGACTGTCGGGGGAACTCCCGGTACTTATACAGGCGGGTTGTTAGATACAAGCAAACTGACAGCTTTAAAACAATATAAAAAATACCGCATAACGATGGATATATACTTACCAGCGGGGCATCATTGGACGTCTGTCAGTCCTTATTTTGCCGCAATGGGGATTGATATGGGGACATCGGCTAATATGTCTCTAACCAATCAATGGCAAAGGGTGAGCCATGAGGTTACCACCAACACTGACATCACAGGTTATGTGGGCGCCCGTGGAGTTTCTGCTACTACAGGAGATTGTTTCTATTTTGATAATATAGAAGTAGTAGAAATCGGCGCGACTCTTGATCTCAACGAGTCCGGCATCGACGAGATAGCATCTCTCAACAGCGCGGCCTTGATTAACAGTCCCGCGTTGCCGTACACGACATTCTCCGGAGCATCGGCTACCGGTTTCCATGCGGAGAGCGACGGCTCCGGCCCTCATTTCGCCGGTACCACCGACGCGATACCGTTTGTTTCTGGTAGACGATACCGGGTGCAGTTTACGCTGACATTGAACTCCGGAGCAGCCCCGTATTACGGCGCCGCTGTTTCTCTTGCCGGTGCTGTCATAGGCGGCGCGAGCGCAAGCAATTTAGCAGTAGAAGGACTTAACACCTATGAGTTTACCTGCACCGGCAGCGATACGGGCGTTATCGAGTTCTGGAACGATTCAGAAGCGGCAAATTATGATATCTCTGATTTTTCTGTCGAATATATTGGCTGGAAAGACAGCAGCACAAACGGCCTCGACGCGGCGTTCCCCGCAGGGCAATATGCAGTAGTGACGTTCAACAATATCGTCAGCGAGCCGGAAGGCTCTACGTATAACTGGGAATCAGTGGAATCAGGGCTTAACGCATCCGATTCAAGCGGCTATACCTATTTTATCTCCGAATCGGACGCGTGCGACGCCCTTTTCCTTTTCGGGCACAATCTCGGCACCGCAGAGGCCTCCGTTTCCGTGGAAAGCACCGATGACGAGGTGAACTGGACGGAAAGGCTCGCGGTGTTTTCGCCGTCAGATGACCATGCCATAATGAAGCTCCTCACATCCTTCCGCGCGGCGAGCAAGCGCCTGAAGGTCGACACCGTATCCGTCGCCCCGTACATCGCCGTCGCCATACTCGGCGTGCGGATGGAGTTCCCCTTCCCTCCGGATTCGCCTTACGACCCGTACAATATCGGCATCGAGTCGGAAAGCGAGGTATCGGTCGAAGGCAACCACCTGGGCGATGTTATCTATTACCACCCTATCGCGCAGAGGGCGGTATTTTCAAACCCGCTCCGCTCGTTCATCACCGACACCTATAAGCCGTTCTGGGATGCACATGGCAAGCTTCGAAAACCATTCGCCTGGGCATGGGACCTGACAAACTATCCGGATGTCGTCTACTTCATGAAGCTTTCAAAGAACGCCCGCCTGTCCATGCCGCTTTCCGTGGGTACCTATGCCGACGCACTCGTGGTTGACATGGAGGGAGTGGCGGAGCCATGACGACCTACGCAGACGAGCTCGCCGCCGTATCCAGGATACCAAACACACTTCTTATTGCCACCCTCGACCGCTGCGCGAACACGTGCGGATCCTCGCCGTGCACCGCCACGGGCACAAAATGCTGGAACACGTATTTCACCTGCAAGGACAAGGCGCATTTCAGCAAGACGACGATGGATTATGAATATACGTCCGTCAGGTCGCCGCTTCCGTTCCCGGGCCCCCGCCCGTATATCGCCGATGTAAAATATATCCCCACGGAGATCAAGGATAATCTGACGATGTCCGGGAGGGTGAGCATCACGCTCAGGGACGAGCCGGAGCTCACCGACATCGGGCTCGATCCTTATTACAGCACCCGCTCAACGATCCAGGGGACCTACGCAAAAAAGCTCGTGGCCAGGAACCCGAATTATAAGGGACGCCCGGTAAAGATATACAACGGCTTTTACGGTCTCGCGAAGGGCGACTTTGCCCAGCGGTTTGACGGCATCATCGACAACATCACCATCAAGCGCGGCGGATGGGTCATCGAGCTCGCCGATCTCCTCAAAAAACTCGCCGATATCGATATACCCGCAAAGTCCACCATCAAGCTCGCGGCGCCCATCGACGCGACGCAGGTCCTGCTCTCCCTGACTGACGCTACGGACCTCGACGCATCGAACGGATATGTCCGGATCGGCGACGAGATCATC